CCGGTGTTCGCAGCAGTCGCATCGGTAGCAGGCTTAAGGAAAAGACCAAGAGATGAATTTAAAATGTAATTTATTATTCTGTATTTGACATTTCATAATTTGAAATAAAATTATTATCAGAAATTAATTCGAGTAACTCATTAAAACAATCATCATCGAACAGGGGTTCTACTTCAGCTTCTTGCTGCGGTAGTTCAGGGACAGCTTCTTCTGGTTCGTTCTCAACTGGTAAGAGATCGTTAAAGTGTTCTCCCGCCAGATTGCGGTAGTCATCAAGGTCCACAATTTGCCAACGATCATAAGTAAGCAAATGCTGATGATCATGTACATCGTGATTGGTGAGGACAATAATCTTGACAGAGTATCCGAGCCAAAACATATCTGAGTCATATTTGCCAGAAGAGACACAACCATCCTTAAGCTCTTCAAAGATATCCCAAGCAAAGTACTGAGGTTGTTTATTCCTAGCATAATCGAAAATAGCGATCTTATAATCGCCTTTCGAGAAAGCGTGAATAATATCGTGACCTTTACCTCCACGACAATAGAAGACCTCAGATCCGTGGGTATTGCGGATATATTTGGCCAAATGACTCTTGCCGGAGTTCCCGCGCTTGTCCTGGACGAACAGTATACGACGATCGGTCTGTTTCATCAACTTCTCGTAGACCTCCTTCTGCCAAGGACGAAGTGAAGTAACCGCGGGAGGATGTAGATTGGACCTCTTGTTGGTTTGAGTGATCTGTTTCAACTGATTGTAACAACGAAGAGTTGTCTCGGGGCAAATTGCCGCGCAATCCTCCAAGCTCGTTGACGACAGTAAACGTTGGTACAGATTCAGGTTGGAGCCAGGTTTGCCTACCTCCAGAAATACATTCTCCTTCGCACAGTAGTCTCGGGATTGATCGTCCGTACCAAACGCAGATTCCATATGAGCTCGAGCGAGAGCAGGGATCAGTGACCTCCACTTCGTAAGTGTCCCATCTCTTGCCTTCAAATAAGAGTGGTGGAAGTGGATGAAGCCTTGCAAATGTGGCGTACCGTTTGCACCAGTTTCTTTTCCTATGATAGCATACTCGATGTGCTTCAAGTTGTTGTTCAAGATGTCCTGGAACTGTAGACATTCTTCTTCGGTATAGTTGTTCAAAGTAAAACAAATTCTGTTAGAGCGAACGACAGACTTCTTCGGTGGCATGATGAAAACTGAGAACGAAGAAGAATAAATCTTTACTTTTTATACTCAAAAAACGGAAAAAGAAACAAGGGTCGGCGGGCACGGCCCGCCTCATCCAGCTAGCAGGCGCGGTCGCCGCTACGCGGCTCGCTACTGCCTTCGGTATTTTTAACGACGTTTGGTGGGTGTGCTAACCGCGTTATACGGCCGGCAGTGCCGGCCTACGCGTGGGTGGGTTTCAAGTCCACTGTACAGGGGGCTGCGCCCCCCGAACCCCCCCGCTCGCTCGCTAAAGCTCGCTCACGACCCAAAGGGAATGGGAGGGGGTGAGAGAGGCTATGGTAATACTAGGTGCCATAGCCTCTCTCTTTTTTTCTCGCGGAGAGCGCTCGCGCGCTAAACACCTAGTGGGACTAGTACTATATTAGTATTGATGCCTAGGTTGCGTGAATAATACAACCATGGCGTTCCGAAAAAAGTTCATTCGCAGAAAACGTTTCGCGCGCAAAAAGCGAAGCGTTAAAAAGGGAACTTTTAAAAGGTACACTAAAAAGAGAATCGTAAGGCGTAAGCGTGTTACTAGGCGAGGAACATGGCCAAAAGTCAACGCATCTTTGAATATTGCTAAATTCAAGATTCGAGTAAACAGGAATGAAGAAGATTTAGGAGATGACCCCGAAATCATTCACATCGGCAATCCAGCTGACTTACAGTACTCAGCACTGGCAGGAAACTTACCAATTCTTGGAAACTACAACCAATGGAGGATCGATAAAATCGTTACACACTGGCGTATGAAGCAAAAGTACGGATCTCAATTCTATGGAGATCTTGTCAATCACGCGTTAGTTTACAATGTACCTAACGACTCCAGCGGCGCAGACGGCAGTCTTGAAAACCTAATGTTTTCTACTAACAAAGACTTCATGAACAATGTTCTACAAAACTACACTCAACTACGTGGAGTTCACTTCAAAAAAGTCTCCTATAAGAGTGGATCTTATTCTTATCGACCATACGTTACAGAGCGTATACAAACTCTGGCTAAAAACTCTACAGTAGCACCATTGGTTATTGATGACGTCAGACGTAACTACAACAAAACATTCCGCTACGCTTCAAGTGCAGTTAGATACGAAGCTCCTCTTTTTATGATGGTACCAGGTCTAACTAGAAAAACTATGGACTACAACGGAACAGTAGGAGCCAACACTGTCGATATAAGAAGTACAGTCGACGACTTCCCTAAGCTCGAAATTTGGAGTGACATCTACGTCACAGCTAAGCAATGCAAGACATTCTCCTCCCTTGTACCACCAAACGTAGCACGACTTCCACAGTTAGAACCAGAAGCTAACGAGATCAACACCGATTTCAACAAGATCAAACAAGACGTTCAACACTCTGTTATGGATCATATTACTAACTCTAACCCGGTGTTCGCAGCAGTCGCATCGGTAGCAGGCTTAAGGAAAAGACCAAGAGATGAATTTAAAATGTAATTTATTATTCTGTATTTGACATTTCATAATTTGAAATAAAATTATTATCAGA